TCTGCGAAGAGTATACCTGGTCGTGCGTTTTATTTTGAGACATATTTACCCGAATATGCTGCAATGTTCGATAAATTACCGATTTCTGCGTTTACATCCGACCCAGAGACACCAACTCCTGACATGACACTGCATAATTTACAGTTTTGGAACTGTATGGACTATGGAGTCGTCGCAGTTCAGAAGCAATTTATCGGTTCGATGCATTATGAAATCTATACAAGGGACTATGGCAACCAAACTGGTACATATATTTGCACTTTAGACAATTATCATCAAGATGTAGACGCAATTGACTACTCTACAAGTGAACAACCAGCGGAACATAAGTCACATAACCTCTTAGAATTGGATAATGGGCAGTTTGCACTCTACCCAAACAACAGAATGCGTATCTATGATAACAGTATTACACCAGAAACACCAAAATCACCAGATTTTAAGGTTTCAACTGTTTATTATCAGGTCGAAAACGGCCATGATCGTGATGGATTGGGTTCTGAGGAGAATTATTTCTGGAAAACTGCAAAAGAAAGGCAAAAAACACCTGATCGAAAGCCTTTTGAACCAGAATTAGGATAAATAATAACATTCTGTAAAAAGTGTCATAAATAAAACAGGAAAGCACCTGTTTAAATGGCAATAAATCGGATTTCAAGGGCATTTAAGGACATAAGTTTGTCTTTTAACCCTCATCCAGTCACAAAAGACCTTACAATTCTTAAAAATGAGAACGCAATTAAGAAATCTGTAAGAAATTTAGTACAAACTATCCCAACAGAAAGATTTTTTAACTCGATATTGGGATCTGAAGTACGTGATAGCCTATTTGACTTTGTTGATTTTGGTACTGCATCTGCAATTCAAGATCAAATTGAAATTACGATACAAAATTTTGAACCAAGAGTAGAAAATGTTGTAGTTGAGGTTGAACCAAGACCAGATTTGAATGAATTTGAGGTTACGGTAATCTTTGATATTGTTGGACAGGAATTACCTATACAAGAATTCACATTCATTCTCGAAGCTACAAGATAAATGCCTTTTACTAAGTTTACAAACCTAGATTTTGATCAAATCAAGACTTCAATCAAGGATTATATCCGTTCAAACTCGGATTTTACTGATTTTGACTTTGAGGGATCGAATTTTTCAGTTTTAATTGATACTCTAGCATATAATACGTATATTACAGCATTTAACTCAAACATGATTGTTAATGAGTCCTTTTTAGACTCTGCAACATTAAGGGAAAATGTTGTTTCTCTTGCTCGAAATGTTGGATATGTGCCAAAATCAAGAACAGCTGCTCAAGCTACAGTATCTTTTGATGTCACAACAAGTGGCAATACACCAACTTTGACTTTACAAGCAGGATTAGTATGTGTGGGTACAAGTAATGATACTTCATTTGTATTTTCAATTCCAGAGACAATAACAACCACCACAACCCAAGCAGTTGATGGGTCAGGAAATATAACATCAAGCACAGGATCATTTAATAATGTAGTGGTTTATCAAGGAACATATCTATCAAAAACTTTTACAGTTGATGGTTCACTTGATCAAAGATTTACCTTAGAAAATTCATTTATAGACACTTCAACTATCAGAGTATACGTAAAGGGTTCGTCAGATACAGGTTTAGGAAGAGAATATCGAAAAGTTGATAATATATTAAACATTACAAATACATCTGAGATATTTTTACTTCAAGAAATAGCAGATGAAAGATATGAATTATTATTTGGTGATGGTATTTTTGGTAAGAAAATAGAAAATGATGCATTAATTACTGTTGCCTATATTGTTACAGATGGTGTGGAGGGAAATGGTCCTTCTTCGTTTACATACGCAGGTAGTGTTGCATCATCATCAAATCAAATCCAATTACCATCAACTACACCAATCATAACAACTGCCATAGCTGCATCTAATGGAGGTAATATTGAATCTATTGATTCAATTAAGTATTTTGCACCTAGAATGTATTCATCACAGTATAGAGCAGTTACATCAAGAGATTATGAATCAATAATACAACAAATATACCCAAATACTGAATCTGTGTCTGTAGTAGGTGGTGAGGAATTAGATCCACCAGAGTTTGGAACAGTCTTAATCACAATTAAACCGAAAAATGGTGAATTTGTATCAGATTTTGATAAAGGTGCCATTCTTTCTAATTTAAAAAGTTACTCATTAGCAGGTATCAATCAAAGAATTGTAGATTTAAAGTTACTTTACGTCGAATTGGAGTCTTTTGTCTATTATAATCCATCAATGATCTCAACAGTATCAGAATTGAAAACAAGGGTTATCAATGGTCTTACAACTTATGCATCTTCAACAGATATAAACAAATTTGGTGGTAGATTCAAGTATAGTAAAATTTTAAATGTGGTTGATAACATTGATGACTCCATAACATCAAACATAACAAGAGTTAGGATACGTCGAAATTTAAAGGCTTTAATTAATCAATCAGCACAGTATGAATTATGTTATGGTAATGCTTTTCATATAAATCCAGAGGGTAAAAATATTAAGAGCACTGGTTTTACAATACAAGGTGAATCTAATACATTATATTTAACAGATATTCCCAATAAAAATAATGATGGGAGTTTAGACGGAAGTGGTAAAGGTACATTAACCATAGTTAAGGGTGATGCTGAATTATCTGAGAATAGATTGATAGTTGCATCAGCAGGTGTTGTGGACTATGTTCATGGTGAAGTAATATTAAACACAATAAACATTACTTCGACTGAAAAACCTAATAATATCATTGAAATTCAAGCTTTTCCACAATCTAATGATGTTATTGGATTAAAAGATTTATATTTAAATTTTGCGATCAATGATAGTGAGATAAATATGATTAAAGACACAATTACATCTGGTGAACAGATATCTGGTGTCGGTTATAAGGTTACATCAAGCTATTCAAACGGAGTATTGACAAGAGGATAATATGATAACAACTGGAATTGATAAAAGAGTCAAAGTCCAACAGATAATTGAAAATCAAATTCCAGAATTTCTATTATCTGAGAGTCCAAAAGCAGTAGATTTTTTAAAGCAATATTATATCTCTCAAGAATATCAGGGAGGACCTATTGACCTGACTGATAATTTAGATCAGTACATAAAGTTAGATAATTTATCACCAGAGGTGATTGTCGGAGAGACAACACTAACAAGTGGCATAACAACCTCTTCAGATACCATAAATGTTAGTAGTACCAAGGGATTTCCTAATTCTTACGGTCTTTTTAAAATTAATGATGAGGTTGTTACATATACTGGTATTACAACAAATTCATTCACAGGATGTATTCGTGGGTTTAGTGGTATAACAACATATCATGCAGAAAATAATCCTAATGAATTAATATTTTCTGATTCAACAGCTACGAATCATGATACAGAGACAACTGTTATAAATTTAAGTGCTTTATTTTTAAAAGAATTTTATAAAAAGACAAAAACCACTTTAACACCTGGTTTAGAAAATGTCGATTTTGTTAATAATTTAGATGTCAGTAATTTTATAAAAAATTCAAAAACTTTATACCAATCAAAGGGAACTGATGAATCTTTTAGAATATTATTCAATATTTTATATAATGAAACTCCTAATATTGTAGATCTTGAAGAATATTTAATAAAACCATCTTCAGCAGAGTTTATTAGAAGAGAGATAGTTCTTGCAGAAGCACTTTCTGGAAATCCTAGTAATTTAGTAGGACAAACAATAATTAAATCATCAGATAGTGAAACTAGAGCCTCAATATCTGAAATAGAACCTATAACAAGAAAAGGTAAAGTATATTACAAGATTGGGTTATTTGTTGGTTTTAATGATATAGATTTGATAGAGGGAACATTCAATGTTTCACCTAAAACCAAATCTATTGAAAATGTTTCCATCGGTGCTTCTGTCATAACAGTTGATTCCACTGTTGGATTTGGTTCTACAGGCACGATAGTTTCTGGCATTAATACAAACATCTATTATAGCAATAAATCACTTAATCAGTTTTTTGGATGTGAAAACATAATAGATACAATTTCAACAACAGACGATGTAAGATCTGATGAGTTTTATTATGGTTATGAAAATGGTGATTTAAGCAAAAAAGTAGAGTTAAGATTAACTGGTGTTTTATCTAAATTTATTCCAACATCTGATATTAGATTATTATCTGATGGTGAAAAAATATCTGTTAAAAATGTTGGTGAAAAAATAACAGACTCTCTTACAAATAAAACAAGAAAAGAAGTATTTGCAAATTCTTGGATTTATAATACATCATCTAGATTTCAAGTTGAATCGATATCTGGATCGAATATAGTTTTACTAACAAGTGATATTGATAAATCTAGTATAAAAGTAGGTGATACAGTTGAAATATTGTTTAGAAATGAAGAGAATAAAGCAGCTACAGGAGTTGTAGCAAATGTAAACCAATCTACAAAAACAATTAACTTAAATAATCTTATTCTTGAGTCTGGTGTTACAGTTTTACCAGATCCAAATCTTAGTTATGATTTAAGAAGATTATTAAAAAAGGCTATCAGTAGTGCTATAGATGTAGAATTTGGAAATAACGTATTAACATCTGATGTTACTAATGTTTACAATGAATCAAATGAAAATTTTTATACTGCATCTAATTCATTACCCTCATATCAAATCACAGCAAATATACCAAGATCAGTCCTTTCAGATGCAATAGCAGGTATTCAATTACCACAATCTGGATATGACGGAAATACTTTAAAATATAATACGTTATCTTTTTCAAGTCCTGTTCCATTTATAACGGGTGATGAAATTTTTTACACAGCTCAAGGGACAATTATACCTGGTTTAACAGAGAGCTCTTATTTTGTTGAAGTTCTTTCTAACCCAAATCAAATAAGATTATACAAATCTAGATCTTTTATACCCATATCAGATTATGAGGAATTTGAACCTTTAGCATCTGGTTCTGGAACTCATACATTTTCATTGATAGGTATTTTAAATCAAAAAATTGGTGCACAAAGACTATTCAGAAAGTTTCCATTAGATCCAAATCTCACAAATTCAACATCAGAAAAAACAATACCAGGTCCAACTGGATTATTAATAAATGGTGTTGAAATATTAAACTACAAATCTGATAATAGAATATTTTTTGGTCCAATTAGTAAAATAAATTTGTTAAATGGTGGATCAAATTATGATGTTTTAACACCCCCACCAATATCAATATCATCACCAGGAGTTGGAAATACTACAGCATTAATACAACCTGTTGTTGTTGGGTCTGTTACTGATATTCAAGTTGAACCACAAGATTTTGATATACAAACGGTGATGTCTGTGACCATTTCAGGTGGTAATGGTGATGGAGCTGTTTTAGAACCTGTTATATCAAAAAGAAAAAGACAAATTTCTTTTGATGGTAGACCATTATTTGATGCTGGTGGTGTTGATACAGTTAATGAAACGATAACATTTTTTAGTGATCACCATATTGCAAGTGGAGTACCTCTGGTTTATGATCGTAATGGAAATGATTCTTTAGGTATTAGTACAGTTGGAAATGATGCTGTATCTGTTGTAGGATTGGGAACAACAACGTTAGTTGATAAATCCACATATTTTCCAGAGGTTATAAATTCAAAGACAATTAAATTATATCAAAAATTATCAGATTATAATAGTGGAATAAACACAGTTGGATTTACAACTTTAGGTCAAACTGGTGGAGTACATATTTTTCAACTTAAAAATGAAGAAAATACTCTAAAAGATATTAGAATAATTGATGGTGGTAGTGGTTATCAAAACAGACAACTTTTAGTCAAACCAGTAGGAATCAATACTATTAATGATACTATTAATTTTGAAAATCATGGATTTGATAATGGAGATAAAATTGTTTATTCTACATCTGTAGGATTAGGAACAACTCAGCCTCAGTCAATCACTGGATTGACTACTTATACAGGAATTACCTCAACATCTATTTTTTATCAAGTACTGAGATTAGATGATAATTCATTTAGAATAGCAGATGTTGGTTTGGGTGGTACAATCACTAATAATTTTGACAGGTTAAACTATATTAAATTTTCAGATCAAGGAACAGGATTTCAAGTATTTAAATATGAAGATATAAACTTAAATTTAAAATTTGAGTTAAAAAATACCACAACAGGAATTATAACTGCAACTCCTGTTGTGAGAGGATCAATTGATGATATTTACCTTTATGAAAAAGGATCTGGATATGGTTCAAATATATTAAATCTAGAAAAAACATCTAAAATAACTGTGCAAACTGGTAAAAATGCTGAGTTAAAACCGATTGTATCCGACGGAAAAATAAGTTATGTAGAAATACAAGCAAAGGGTCAACAATACTCGTCTGCACCCGATTTAGAGGTAGTTGGTGTTGGTACTGGACTTGGTGCTAAATTAAAAGCAGTAGTTGAAAACGGAAAAGTAGAAAAAGTTATCATACTTCAAGGAGGAATACAATATCAACAAGATAAAGTCTCTATAAAAGTAACACCACCAGGCAACGGAGTTAAATTAGAATCAAATATTAGAGGATTACATATTAATAATTTTAGTCGATATGGAAATGAAGCACTTGTTGAATCTCAAGATAAATTACAATATTCTATAGTTGGATATTCAACTCAAATAGGTAGTGATGCTTTTGGTGATGATGGTATTGAACACTCTCCAATCATAGGATGGGCTTATGATGGTAATCCTATTTACGGACCATATGCATATAGTGATCCAGAGGATGAAACATCACCTATAAGAATTTTAAATAGTGGTTATATTCTCGACCCTTCCACTATTGAAGATAGACCTTCTTTTAGTAATGGTTTTTTTGTTGATGATTATCTTTTCAATAATTCTGGTGATTTAGATGTTCATAATGGAAGATATTGTAGAACTCCTGATTATCCGAAGGGAACTTATGCGTATTTTGTAGGAATTGCGACTAACTCATTATTACCAGTATTTCCATACTTTATTGGTGATTCATATAGAGCTGAACCAATTATTGAAAATTATAAGTTAAATCAATCTTTATTTAATATAGAAGATTCAAATTTAATTAGAAATACATATCCATACAAAGTTTCTGATCAATTTGCTGATAATGATTTTATTATAGAATCTAATGAAATTTCAGAACAAAAAAGTATTATTGAATCAACATCTTTTGGATCAGTCGATTCCATTCAAATAGTAAATTCTGGTGATAATTACAAAGTTGGAGATGTTGCATCGTTTGATAATACAGATACAAATGGTGGAGGTTTAAGTGTTTCAGTTGATAGTGTTATTGGAAAAAATATAACTTCGGTTAACACAACAATTGATTCTTTTGAAAATGTTGTTCTTGTAAAAAATGAAATCGATGGAGTGTCAGCTTTTATATCAACATCTCCTAGTCTCAATAACAATGATCAAGTAATTATATCTGGAATAAGTTCTACATCTCTAGCTGATATAAACAGATCATACAATATTGGAATAGTTACTGCACAAACTTTGGTATATCAAGAAATACCAAACTCATCTACAACTGGTGTTGTTACTGATATTTACGTTTCAAAAATACCATCTTTAATTTCTGTTGGAAGTAGTATTGGTATTGGAACTGAAAAACTTTTAGTTCTTAATACTATTAGACCTAATAATATACTAAGAGTTAAGAGAGGGTTATCTTCAGGAGTTCATACAGTTGGAACTCAAGTAAACTTAATTCCTAATATTTTTGAACTAAAAAACACAGGTCTTGGTATTACAGATATAAATTCAAAATTAAATGAACAAGTATTTTTTAATCCTCATGAGTCGATTGGAGTTGGGACGGTTGTTGGATTAGGATCAACCGCATTTTCAACTCTTGGTGATGTTAAAAAAGTAGTATCTACACCAATTGCAAGTATATTTTTACCAAATCATCCATTTAAATCAAATCAAAGAGTTACATTGACAAAACCAGCTTCTGGTTATGGTCTTACTGTAAGTGATGATGATGGAGTTTCTACATTTACTATTCCTGAAGGTAGCAATTCTCAAGATGTTTTTGTAATTAATAAATCAAAAGATTATATTGGAATTGTTACTCAACGTTCACTCTTGACGAGTTCAATAGGACTAGCATTTGTTGGTGATACTAAGGTTGGATCAAGTAGTTTTGAATATAATTTAAAATCTAATTTTAATCAAGTAACTGGAAGACTTCAAAGAATACATGCACAAGTATCAGTTTCAACATCTCATAATTTAGTTGATGGTGATACAGTCAATCTTGATCTTATACCTAATGAATCTGTAGGTATAGGGACATCAACATCAATAAATGTCAAATATGATAAAATTGATAATAAAATTTTAATTAATCCAATAACATGCTCATCTAGTGGAGTAACAACCTCAACCAATCAATTCAATATAGTATCTCATAATCTCAAAACTGGTGATAAAGTTAAATATGAATCTGCCTCTGTAGCTGAGGGTCTTACAAATAATGAATCATACTATGTTTTTAAAGTTGATGATAACAATTTTAAACTCTCTGAAACTGAAATTGACGTTTTGTTTAATCCAATTAGAATTATCGAATTATCATCTCAAGGTGGAACTCATGAATTTTCTCTAATTAATCCACAAATAAATGTAGTTAAAAATAATAGTTTAGTATTTGGTTTAGGACATACCTCACTAGAAGGATTTGAATTTAAATTATTTTATGACAAAGATTTCAAGAATGAATTCGTTTCAACGGGAAAAACAGATTCATTCCAAGTATCAGGTATTGGCACTGTTGGTGTAACATCTACAGCAACCTTTACATTAAGTCATTCAGATTTCAATCCAGAAAAATTATTTTATAACGTGCAGAAAAGTGGATATATTAGCACATCGGATATAGGTGTTATTAATTACTCACAAATTCAGTATAAAGATAGTGTTTATGATGGTAAATTTAATATTTTTAATGTTGCTTCCGCAGGTAGCACCTCTTTTGGTATTTCTTTATCTGAAATACCAGAAAATACTTTTTATGATCAATCAAATACAAGTATTTTAAAGTACTCAACTAAAGCACTTAACGCAACTGGTGGAATCAATGATGTAAAAATTAATTTTGGTGGCAGTGGATATGAAAATCTACCAACATTTGTTAGTATTGCTTCCACACAAGGAATAAATGCAAGTTTATTGCCAGATTCTACAACCATTAATAAACTTGATAATGTAAGGATATTGAATCCTGGTTTTGAGTATTCATCTGACAATACATTAAAACCAGAAGCTTTTATATCACCAATCATTTCAATCATAAATTCAAATACTATTTCAAAAATTGAAATAATTGATGGTGGTAAAAATTATACATCTATACCTGATTTAGTGATTGTAAATCCAACTACTGGTATACCAGATACTTCTGGTGCGATAATTGGTGTAAATTTAAGAGGCAGTTCTTTACAGGATGTTGAAATAGTTGTAGCTCCAAGAGGTCTTGATCCTGTTACTCATTCAGTCTTTACACTTAATAATACTAATGGATCAACAATACAATCAATTGGATTTAATTCTGGTGTTGGAATAGTTACATGTACATTAGTAACTCCAGTATTAGGATTCAGCACAGCACCATTCACTGTAGGTGATGAGATATTTGTAGAGGGTATACAAAAATATGATGATAGTGGTACTGGATTTAATTCAAATGATAATGGATTTAAATTCTACACTGTTAGTTCAATGATTAACAATAATCCAGCAACGGTAGAATTTAGTTTGGCTGGTATTACAACAAATGCAGGTATAGCAAAAACAACTCAAAATTCATATGCACAAATTATTAAAAAAAGTGATTATCCATCCTTTGAAGTTACTCAAAAAATTTCTAAGTTCAACATAGGTGAAAAATTATCATCCTTTATCAATGATGAATTTGCACCAGTTGAATTGACTGTTACTGAATCTACTAACGAATTTATTAAAGTAGTTGAAAATGTACCAGGTGCATTTAAATTATTAGCAGGACAACGCATTAGAGGATTTAACAGTGGTAATATAGCCACTATTAACACCATATCTGAAAACACAGGACAATTTGAAATAAGTTATTCTTTAAGACAGGATCAAGGGTGGAAAGATAATATTGGAAAATTAAATCAGGATTATCAATTATTACCTGATAATGATTATTATCAAAACTTATCATATACTATTAAAAGTTCAATATTGTATGAAGATTTGATAAATCCAGTTAATCGTCTTCTTCATACTAGTGGATTAAAGAATTTTGCTGATGTTGGTATTACATCATCTACCAGTGCAGGTGTTACAACATCAACTTTCCTTGATACTCTCGCTCTTGATTTTATAGATCAAAAACGAGTGGATACTATTAATAATTTTGATTTTGCTTTAGATATTGATACAGTTGATGGAAAATCAAAGTTTTTAAAATTACAAAATACAAAATTATCACCATATATTGAGTGTAGAACTAATAGAGTATTAGAAATTGATGATATTAGTGGTTTATTCTCAAATACTTCAGTATCTTTAAATCAATTTTTAAATTTATCTGTAAATGTTGAGTATGCAAGATTTTTAGTTCAAATTAGAAATCCTAATAATAAAAACACACAATTATCTGATATAGTATTATTCAAGGATACTGATGATGTATTTACAGCAGAGCAAACAAAGATCCATAATACCCCTTCTGAATTAGGTGAATTAAAAGCCGAAATGGATTCAACAGGTTTAGTAAGTTTGAAATTTACTCCTGATGATCCCGAAAATAATGACTATGATTTAAAAATATTTAAAACATCATTTAATACAAACTTAGCTGGCATTGGCACACAATCTATTGGATTCGTGAATTTAGTGGGAAGTAGTGCTATTGTGTCAACTGCATCCACTTCTGAGATTATTTCAAGTAATACTGGAATAACTGATGCATTTTTTGCCTCTGTAGAGGTTCAAGATCCTACAACTGAAGAAGTTAATTTTGTTCAGTTATATCTTACGCATGATGGAACAAATACTTTTATGTCTGAATTCTTTACAGACTCAGAAGAAGGACCAGTATCTAATTTTATCGGCACATTTAAATCAAACATAGATTCTGGTGTATTATCTCTTGAATATGAAAATACAGAGCTCAATGAAGTGAGGGTAAGATCTAATATAATCGGAATAGGAACTACAGCATCTGGTATTGGCACATATAGATTTAAATCATCTGGCCAGATTGATGGATCTGAAAGAACTGTAAGATTTGAGTCAAATTATGCTAATGTATCCGCTGCAACCACTGTTTCAACTTTCCTACAAGAGGAGATATCAAGTTTCAAGAGTATTGTAAGAGTTTCTAGTGGATCTACAAGTGCTTTACATCAAGTTTTGGTTGCACATAATGAAACAGATACACATATCACTCAATATCCATTCCTTTCAATAGGAAGCACCTCTGGTATTGGAACATTCTCATCATCAATTGTGGGTAATGATCTTAATTTAAATTTTCATCCTGACCCATTATACACAGGTGGCACAAACAGTGTTCAAGTTCAAGTTCTTAATAAGATTTTCTATACAGATATTGACTTATTAAATACACCACTTGATTTACAATACGGTACATCTACAGAGTCATTATCACTAGCTCAATATGATGCTATTAATGGGAATAGATCTAATAAAACAAGTTTCCCATTACAAAGTAATACAATACCAATATTCCAGAAGAATTTTAATCCTTCAGACTCTTCTGTATTAAATCAGGAAACTGGTGAATTTACAATATCAGATCATTTCTTTGAAACTGGAGAAAAATTAATTTATAGACCAGGATCTACATTTACTGGTGCTACAGTTGCAGGTATTGCCACTGGTGGTGGTACTTTTGCTCATGATCTTGAAGTTTTTGCTATAAAATCACTTAATAATAAAGATAAGTTTAAAATTGCAAAAACTCGTGCAGATGCCCTAGCTGGTATAGCAGTAACATTCACTAGTTCTGGTTCTGGTAATAATCATGAATTTGAGATGTCTAAAAAGAATGAAAAAGCATTACTTTCAATAGATGGAATAATTCAGTCACCAATAGCTTTCACACCAATCACAACTAACTTAGAATTTGCAATTAATGATAATGTGACAACATTTAGTGTTACTGGTATTTCTTCAATCAACACTGGGGACACAGTTAAAGTAAATGATGAATATATGAAAATCACTAACGTTGGTCTTGGAACCACATCCGTAGGACCAATAACTGAAACTGGTGATGTTAATCTACTAGTGGTTGAGAGGGGTTACATTGGATCAGCTGCAACGAATCATGCTGCTAATGATGTAAGTAGATTGTTCTCTGGTGGATATAATATAGTTGATAGCAATATTCACTTTACAGAGGCTCCTAGAGGATCAAACAGATCACAAAAAACAGTATCTAATCTAGATCCAGTAAGGTCAACATTTACAGGTAGAGTTTTCCTAAGACAAGATTACACTACTAATCAAATTTTTGATGATATTTCAGAACAATTTACAGGTATAGATCAAAGATATAAGGTTAAAGTAGGTGGTGCTAACACTATTGGAATTAATACTGGAAGTAGTATTTTGCTATTGAATGGAATATTCCAAACTCCATCAACATTTAATAATTTAGGTAATAATTATAGTTTTGAATCAATTGGAGCTGGAACATCAACTAACGTAGTATTTACAGGAATTACTTCATCTAATGGAACATTGATTATTAGTGATAGTGATGTTAATCAAAACCAATTACCTAGAGGTGGTGTAATTGTATCATTAGGATCTACAGGTGGTTTAGGTGTTGCACCATTAGGACCAGCAAAAGTAAAAGCAACCATAGATGGTAGTGGATCAATAATAGGAATTGTTGGTCTTGGAACAACTGGTAGTGCCTATAATATAAGCACAGCATCATATAATAATATTTCTGGTGAATTAGAGATTACAACCGCAGTTGATCATGACTTTGGAGATATAAATGAATTTGCTAGATTAGAGGGTTTGAGTTTTACACCTAGTCTTGCAATTGGTATTAATACATCATTTGGAATTACTGGAATTGCATCTGCTAGAACATTCTCTGTAAATGTTGGTACAAGCGCACAAACTCATGCATATGTCGGATCTGGAACTGCATTTGAGTATCTAAATGACTTATCATTTGGATCAGGATATAGAAATCCAGTTTCTGTAGCAGTTACTGATCTATCAGGATCTGGTTCAGGAGCAATAGTTTCAGCAGCAGTTACTTCTAATACTCATGTATTTGTAAGTGCATCAACCAATGCTGTTACAGTCACTGGAGGTTCTCCTCTTACTCCTACAAATGCCACATATAATCCAGCAACAGGTGATTTAGTAATTACAAAATCATCTCATGGTTTAACAACAAGTAATACAGTTGGTCTTGCTACTGATTCATTTGTATTCAGATGTGCTCAAGATAATTTTGCAACCACACACTCCTATCCACGTTCTGGCCCTACTCCAAGTTCATCTGGTGGTGATCCTGCACATAATGCAACTTTAACAATTACATCAGTTACAACTAATACGTTTACAGTAAATGTTGGAATAACAAACACTGGAACTGGTGGTGCATTACAATTTACAATCAATAATGCAGGAACTGGATATACTAAACCAAGAATTATAGTTGAAGCACCATCTTATTCAAATCTTCCAATAACTGGTGTTTCAAGAAGAGGTATTGGATCTACAACAGACACTGGTACTGGAGTAACATTAACTTTAGATGTTGGAGCTGCTTCAACAACTGTTGGTATAGGTTCTACTTCATTCCAAATAACCAATTTTGAATTAAATAATAGTGGTTACAACTTTAAAATTGGAGATGTATTCAAACCCGTTGGATTAGTAACTGATAGATTTTTAAATACATCAAGATTAATAAGTGATTTTGAATTAACAGTGACTGATGTATTCAATGATCAATATTCTTCATGGAATTTTGGACAATTTGATTTCATTGATTCAATAAAAGATCTTCAAGATGGAAAGAGAACAAGATTCCCATTAATATACAATGCTAATTTATTAAGTTTTGAAACTGATCCAAACAATCCACAATCATCATTAATAGATTTGAAAAATCTTTTATTAATATTCATAAATGGTGTTGTTCAAGATCCAGGTGAAGCTTACAGTTTTGATGGTGGTACATCTTTTGAATTTGCACAACCACCAGAAGCATCAGATGTAATCGATATATTTTTCTATAAAGGAACTCAAGGAGTTGATGCTGTTCAAGTATCAGCTGGTGCGTCAGTAGCTCCTACGATAAAAGTTGGAGATGCCATTCAGGTATTCAAAACAAGTTCAGGAATAACAACAACACAAGATCCTAGAGTAGTTTTTTCTATTGCAGCATCAGATGAAATTGAAACTAATTTATACAATGGTATTGGAATTGATGAAAGAAACTTTAAACCTTTTAATTGGACAAAACAAAAAGTTGATAAAAAGATAAATGGTGAAATTGTGCACAAAACAAGAGATTCAATTGAGTCACTTGTTTACCCAACAGCAAAAATTATTGGTGATGTTGGAGTATCAACCAATATCTTATATCTTGACAACGCATCTTTCTTTAGATATGAGCAAAGTTTTGGAAGTATCAACGTTTCTAATGTTGGTGGATTGATAGTTAAATCAACTTCTTTAGTAGCTGCTGGATTAACTGCAACAGTTTCTATAGGTGGAACAATTCAGGCATTGACTATAACTAACGGTGGTAGTGGATATGTTGGTTCGACTACATCTATCTCAATATCAAATCCTGTGGGAGTGGTAACTGGTGTAGGAGGAACTGCCACTGCAACAGCATCTATCACTAATGGTGTTATAACAAGCACTACAATAACTAATCCTGGTTTTGGATACACAATAGCTAATCCTCCACAAGTTATTGCTCCATTCCCAACAATAGTTAAGGAAGATGTGGATGGAATTGGAGAAAATGAAATTCAAGGATTTGATGGTGACGTTATTGCCATTGGAGTAACTGATGGAGTTGGTGGAAATCCACTTGCACTTAAATTTACAATAAAGTCCGATATTGGTGGAACAAGTGGTAATCCTAATGGATCTTTCTCTAATTTAACAGTTGGAACACCTATATAC